ATAAATCAGTACCTACTTGGTCATTACCTTTAAATCGTAAGTTATAAATATGATTGTAAAACATTATACCACCCTCGAATTTTTTATTGCTTGGTTATCTAATAATAATCTCATTTTATCTCCCATAATGTCAACTTGGTAACCACCTTGTCCTGTTGAAGAACTTGGCATTGCTATCATAGCACTTTTACCACCTCCACCACTACCCAAAGTAAAAGGATTAAATCCTAATCCACCCATAGTTTTAGCAATCTCTCCAATTTTTTGTAAAGCATTACCTCCTGAACTTAAGCCACCTGATAAAACGAATAATACTGCTGCTGCTGCAATTGCTGATGCTAACTTTATCATTAATCTTTTTAACCCATCTATAAAACCTTGAAAAGGATTTTGTCCACCATCAATAATAGTAGTAAACATTTGTTCAAAACCACTTTGTAAAGTATTTACTAATAAAGTTTGATAGCCTAATATTGTGTTACCTTGTTCTAATAATGCATTAGTTTTTCTTATATTTTCTTGTTCTTTATCGTAAGCCGCTTGGTCTGCCAAAATACTTGATTCTTTTAAACCACCTAAAGAAACAGGAGCATTTGGAATTTGACTTATACCTAATGTAGGCGCTACATAAGTCATATCTTTTTGTATTTTTCTTGCTTTTGCTGCTAAATCTGCTGCTGCTTTGGCTTTGGCTGCTGCTTTGGCTTCTTCTTTTGTTAATGCTGCTAAAGCATCTTTTGCATTATTAATAGTTTCCGAATAAATCTTATATTTTGGAGATGTTTCCGATACTAATGCTTTTGATTTTTCTAAAGCAGCAATATAATTTTTAAATCCACCTGATGTAGTTATATTAGTTATTGATTTATTTAATTTATCATAAGTAGCTATAAGGTCTATATTACCTTGTTGACCATAAGTTACACCGCCCCAAAGATTTTGTAATTCTGCAAACGGAATATCATCCATCCAAGTTTTACCCCTTTGGTCTATGCCTAATTTTTCAGCCATATTATCAGCGTGACCAATAATATTTATAGAAGAAATTAATTGACCAAGTAAATCTACTGTATCTTTTAAAACTCCCTTATTAGAATCGCCCATATTTTTCATAAGGGTTGTCCAAGAGTCTCCTAAATTTGATAACTTACCTTGTAATGTATCTGATATAGCTGCTGCTGCACCCGATACACCTTCTATATCTCCTAATCCTAATAAATATTGTTGTATTGATGAAGCAGTATTATCTACGGTTGTAGCTACTTCTTTAAAAGAAAATGTTACTTTATCTCCAGCAACTGCTGCCTTAACTCCAAATTCCTTTAAACGCTCAAATTCGCCTGTCTGCGCATCTAAAATTGCTTCAGCTAACTGACCAAAAGATTTACCTGTTGAACTCGCTAAATCGCCTAATTTACGCATTTCATCGTAAGAAGGTTTAAAGCCTTGATTTGCTAATTTAACGAAAGCACCTGTAAGTTCTTCAACTGAAAATGGAGTTTTAGCAGCAAAGTCGGTAATCATACTCATTGCTAATTGTGCTTGAGATGCACTACCTAAAGTATTAGTTAATACCGCACCAAATGTTTCAAATTTAGCAGTAGTTTCAACAATAGATTTACCAAAACTTAAAAGAGAACCAGCAGCAAAGACACCAGCTAAAACGCCACCAATTTTTCCAGCAGCAGCACCAATTTGATTAAAATCTTTTTCGGTATTTTTAGCAGCGTTATTAGTATTGGTATTAAATTTACTAATCTCTTTAGATGCGTTATCTAAACCCGATTTAAGACCTTGTATTTGTGCTGATAACTCAACTATTAATTTCTCGTTTGCCATCTTTTAACTTCTTTAAGATTTCTTGTTTTTCTTCATTTGATGTTAACTTTTTTGGCACTCTATTCATTATAGCAAACTTATCAGTCCATAGTGGCATTATTTCTTTAGGCTTTTTCATTTGGCTCTTTTTAGATACATTAACATTGTTAATATAGCTTAAAGTTGCCCTTGTGTGTTCCCACTCATTAGCCTGTTTTTTAAAGAAATTAAATAGTAACCTTTGATAATTTGCCCAAGTCATATCTTCAAACTCATCAGGCATTAAACCAACTTCGCCAATCGCAAAGTCAATTATATCATCCCAAGTTACTTTTTTTTTGAACCTTCTTCGCCACTTGACATAGCTTTAAATCCATTTTGGATGTACTCGCTACTTTGTAAGGAATGTGTCCAAGCATCAATAATTGTTTGAATGTTAGATAAATCCATATCATCAATCCAATTAGTAACATCATCTAAAGAAACATCAAATGTTCTTTTACTTATTTTATAATAGTTCTTTAACCCGCAGTAAGTTATATCCCTAACAAAATCAATCATTTGATAGTCAATATCCAACTGTTTAGTTTCTCCAGCATTAGTTGCCGTAAGAACATTATAACTCATTAAGGCGTAGTTACCGAACTTTAAAGTTCTAACCTCGCCACCCATTGTAATTTCAATAAGTCCGTTCATAGTTTGTTTGTTTTAATTATGCTATTGTAGCAAATGTTGGTGCGCCTGTTCCTGCAAACTCAATTGAATAAGTAGTTACATCTTCCATTGGTGCTGAAACTTCGCAAGAAGTAATGTAAGCACTTTGAGAAACCGACTTATCGCCTGTAACCATATCAGTCCAAACAATAGCAACTAATGCTCTTGAATTGTATGCAGTAAAAATATCTGCTAAATCTTTATTCGCTGAAACAAAGTCTGCAAGACCTTCTGCTGAATAAGTAATATCTCTTAAACCTGGCATAATCTCTTTCCAACCTGCTGATTCTTTAGAAGTTGTTTCGAATACATCCTGATTCATTGACATCGTAACATTTGTTAATTCTGCTAATTGCGTACCATCCATTTTTAAGATTTGCGCCGTGCCGTTGTAAACTGCCATATTATTTTATTTTAAAGTTAATTAATCTGTTATTGTGTAAGTTCCGCTAAAAGAAACAGTATAAGATACCACATCTTCCATAGGAGCGTTTACTTCTATACTTTCTACATATGTTAAGCCTGTATAATAACCTTGTGGTATTACAGGATTAGATATTAGTATGTTAATAGGTGTTCTTGCATCGTAAGCAGCAAACAAAGTAGTTATTCCTGTATCTGATACTCCTTCATTAAAATCAACTAAAGCATCAGCCGTAAAAGCAAAATCTCTTAAGCCTGGTAATGATACCGAATAACCTGCTGATTGTTTGCAAGTAGCATCTATCATAGCATCGTTTAATGTTATAGTTACATTCGTTTGACACATCAAAGGAAAGTTTGAATCTGCATCATAAAGTAAAATGTCCGAACCGTTTAAAACACTCATATTCCTTGTTGTAATTTAAATGTAAATCTTATTAATCTTCTCACTAAAAGCCCTGTATCTATTAGTTGCTCTATTGTATTCGTACTCTCCATCAGTGTTCTGATTACATACCAATCAGGTAATAAATCTAAATACCCATCCTGCCTTGTTCTAACCAATTCCATCACTTCGTTTGATATTCTATCTGATAATAATTTACCACCAAAAGAGTTGTCAAACCTTGTACCCACCTCAATTAAAACGCTCACTTCTTGACCGTATGATTGCTTACTACCCTCTAATATTTCCGTAGAAGTAAAAGTAGAAAGTAAAATATATGGTTCAGTTGCTGCTGCTAATACTGATGCCGAATCAAATACTGGAACTTCCTGAAGGTCTATAACGATTGCACCGCTTAACCTCTCGTAAAGTTTTTGTCTAATAAGTTCTCCGACATCTTTCATTCCACAAATTTACGATTATTTACTAATATTTTTAGCTATTTTTCTCATATCCCTTAAAAAGATTTTTTTATTCTTAATAAACGCTGGGATTAAATAAGGTTGTGCTTTCATTCTACCTTTACCACTTACAAAATATTGCATAGCAAAAGCACCAAAGCCATCAGGAATTACTACTCCACTACCAGTACCAAATTCAACATAAGGAGCGTAAGGAGCAAGAGTACCACCAAAAACAACCGTACCTGTTAATTGATTATCGCCATAAAAACGAGTACCCGAACGCTTTAAATCTGATGTATCTACTGGGACTGCATCTAAAGCATCTTTAAAAATACCATCTGTACTTCTTACAACTGCTGATTTAGTTTGTAAAGTAGCTTGAGACGAAACTCTTTTTAAACGATTTAATACTTGAGATGTACCTCTAATTTTCATTATACAACAATAAACTTGTTATCTTCAGTCATTAAGTTTTCGTAGAACTCGGTAATTAAGAAGAAAGTAGGGTCTATTAATCTTCCTAAAGTAGTCATTATAACTATTTCCTTTTTACGCTCATCAGTTACTTGGAATGCTTTAATAATGTACTCGCCACTATTATAAACTATCTTATTGATTTGTGATAAATTAGGATAGTCATCATAACGAATAGTAAACTCGTAGATATTGTCTAAAGATATTTTACCATCTTCTAAATTTCTAAAGCCTTGTTTCGCTCTAATCTTTGCCCAAACTAC